CTATTGTATTGCACTCAGTGCGCCCACAGCTTTCATCCTCGAAATGAGCCGCAAAAAGAAAGCGGCCAGGTTTATACCTGTATTGATTAAACCAGATTTTTGGATTGCCAAGACGCTGCAGCACGGCGAATTGGTGTAAATATTCAAATAACATGCAGCTAAGAGCTTACCAGGAAACGGGCATTTACGAAGTGGCGCGGCTTTTTGCCGCAGGTAAGCGGCGGGTAATACGGCAGCTAATGACAGGCGGCGGCAAAACGGTTGAATTTGCAAACGTGTGCAAGCGAGCACTGGCAAAGGGCAACGGCCCTATTCTTATCCTGGTGCATCGTGAGGAGCTTATGCGCCAGGCCAGGCGCACGATATTTGACTGGTGCGCTAAAGATGCGCAAATGATCGAAGCGGATACAAAGGGAGTGTATAATCGTGAAATTTATATAGGCATGGTAGAAACTGTTTTTCGTCGCCTGTCTAAAAATGCCAATTACTTACCTCAGCCGAAAATTGTCATCATTGACGAGGCGCACCGGGGCGAATTCAAAAAGCTATACCAGTTTTTCCCGGCGGCTTACCTGCTGGCATACACAGCAACGCCACTGAGCAGTAAAAAAAGCGATCCGCTAAAAAACTACTTTGACGAGATAATAACAGGGCCGAACCCCAGGGAGTTGATTGCGCTCGGATCACTGGTGCAAAATCGTACTTACTCGGCAAAAGGTGTAAACCGTGGCGGCTTTCATCTTAAAGGCGGTGAGTTTGACGCAGGGGAAACGGGCACGGAAATGAGTAAGACAAAGCACGTCGAAAATACGCTGCATTGGTACCGAAAAGTAGGGCGAGGTAAGGCTATAATTTATAATTGCAACATTGAGCACAGTATGAAGGTACTGGAGTGCTTTACTGCTGTAGGGTACCAGTGCCGGCATGTGGATGGCGCGACGCCAAAGGATGAAAGGGCGGCTATATTCCATTGGTTTGCCAATACACCAGGCGCAATACTTTGTAACGTCGATGTTGCCACTACCGGAACGGATATACCCAGTGTTGAAACAATAATATTTAACCGGCTCACTACATCGGTAGTGGTATGGCTGCAGGCGACCGGCAGGGGCAGCAGGCCCTACCCAGGCAAATATGAGTTTATTATTATAGACATGGGCGGCAATGCTTTGGAACTGGGCGACTGGTGCGACGATCGCGATTGGCGCGATATCTTCCATAATCCGGCAAAGCCACGGCAAAAGAAAGGCGCGCCACCGGTTAAACTTTGCCCGAAATGTGACAGCATTATACCAGTGCAGTCGATGACCTGCAAATATTGCGGCTTTCAGTTTCCGCGCAAAAAGCAATACGACGCCACCGGGGTAAACCTGGTTCTGGTGACTAAAAATGTGAATGTACAGGAGCTGGCGAAAAAAGCAGAGCAGCGCGGGTATAAAGAATATTATGCTTTATTCGACATTGGTCGACAGATTGCACGGGCAGCAAAATTTAAGGGCGAAGTGACGGAAGAAAGTTTTAATTTACTGCTCCAATTATACCGCGACAAAGGCAAAGAGTGGGCGCAGCTCAAGGGGGTGAAGTGGACCGGCTGGCATGAGAACATTACCAAAAACTATTTAAACAGTCAAATTTATGGCGCCAATACTGCTCTACCAACGCATAACGCAGACTAAAAACGGGCAGGAAATACCCGTTGACATTTTCCTCAACAAAGTAAAAGAAGGGCATTGGCAAGATAAGACCTTAGAGGTAAGAACCATAAAGGATCCTGAGCAGCGCCGGGTTGCAAAATCAAATGTGCCTTATGTTACATTATCAGGCAAGTTTGAAGGGCGTACCGATGACGGCGCAATGGAGCATAGCGGATTTATCGGTATGGACGCTGACGACATTGACCCGGAGGCTGTAAAAGAGCAGATAAAAAACGACCGCTACATCTACGCTGCTTTTACCAGCATTGGCGGGCATGGCTTATGTATTGTGTTTAAAATAAACGGCTCCAAACACCGTGAGGCTTTTGCCGGCTTATGCGAATACCTGGGTGAAAAATACGGCATCGTTTGCGACCCTACAGGCGTCAACCCGAGCAGGGCCAGGTATATCAGCTGGGATCCGGGCATGTTGTATAACCCCGACGCACTCAAATTTGAGATATACCCGAAAGCAAAGCCGCCGAAAAAGATCGACCCAGTAATATTTGTCGAATCGGATTTTACCCGGCTTATTGCCCAGGTAAGCAGTGAGAGTATTAATGTTTGTGAAAATTACGAGGAATGGCGCAATTGCGGGTTTGCGCTGGCCGACCAGTTTGGCGAAGGCGGCCGGGATTACTTCCACGTTATATCCGCTGCATCGGCTACCTACAGGCCTACTTCACAGGCGGCTAATAGCAGGATGGTTGACAAGCAATACACGGCATGCCTCAAAGCAAAGGGAGTGCAGCGCGTTACCATTGCAACGCTGTACCACTACTTTAAGCGGGCCGGCATGGAGCTGTATAGCGAGCGCAGTAAAATAATAATCACGGCAGCCGCTCAGGCAAAGAAAGGTAAACGCACGCAGGAGGACACCGTGGCCAATCTCGAAAAATTCGAGAATATAAAGCGCGAAGATAGCGCTGCAGTTGTTCAAAGGGTATTTGAGCAGGATCATACACCCGCGGTATCGGATGAAAGCGAAATATACCAGATAGAGCAGTGGTTAAGGCACAACTATTCACTGAGGCGCAACCTGATCACCAGGCGGTTTGAAAATAACGGCGTCGGGATGGATAAGGTCGACATGAACAGCATCTATATTTCTGCCAAAAAGATTTTTGACAAACTCACTTATGACCTGTTTGAACGTATAATAAACAGCAACTTCACGCCGGCATATAACCCGCTGATTGAGTTCCTCAGCAATAACCATCACCGCAAACCGACCGGCGTAATTGAAAAGCTTTTTGCAACGATAAAGACCGACGAGCCCGAGTATGTGGCATATTTTGCCAAAAAGTGGGCGGTCGGGTGCATTGCCAGCATTTACGGCGAAGTAAACCCGCTATTCCCGGTTCTATCAGGTAAAGTACACGGTACCGGTAAAACTGAATTTTTCCGGCGGCTTATTCCTGCAGAGCTGCAGCCGTATTATGCCGAGATATCCGACGGCATGAAAGAAAACGATTTCAATATCATGATGACCCAAAAGTGGTTTGTCATGGATGACGAGTTTGCGGTGAAACGTAAAAAGGAATTATCCGCTTTGAAGTCGCTCCTCAGTAAAAAAGTATTCACGGTACGTGAGCCATACGGTGCGCATAACGTCGACCTGGTGCGGCTGGCTAACATGTGCGGCACATCGAATGAAGATGACCTATTAAGCGATCCGACAGGTAACCGGCGTATTATACCGATACTGGTGGTTGCAATTGACACCGATGCGTACAACAGGATAGACAAGATAGATTTTTGGATGGAGGCATACCACTTATACCGTGAAGGATACGAGTACCAGCTGAGCCGAAAGGATATCGAACTGCTGAACAATCAAACGGTGAGATTTGAGAACTACAGTACAGAATATGAAATGTTGATCCGCTGGCTGAGTAAGCCAAAGCCGGGCGGCTGGTTTGAAGAGATGACCACTACGGAAATAAAAAACAAGATCGAAACGCTATCCATGCAAAAGCTCAGCCGCGATATGCTCGGCAAGGAACTGGCACGCATGGCCTTTCAGCAGGTGCATCGGAAGGTAGACGGCAGGAGCTGCAGAGTATGGCAGGTATTATTTAACCAGGGCGGGGCGGAAAGACCCGGCAGCTTTACAGCACCATCAGGGCCGGGGCCGGTTATCACACCAGATTTTGAAACGGAAAACTTATTTTAAACCATACAAACACAAAACTATGACCTACTACATCACCTTAAAAAAAGCTAAAAACGGCGGCTTTTACTTCATCCTACAGGCGGGAAACCGGCGCACCTTAATGACCAGCGAGGTATACAACGACCGGCCATACCTGCTAATCCATCGGCTTTGCAAGAGGCTGGGGGCGAAGTTTATTAACCATACTTTGCCCAAAAAAAGCATCCGCCACACCTAAAGGTGTAGTTTCTACACCTTTAAAAAAAAAGGTGTGGTATTATAACTCAATGAAAATCAGCTATATTTTTGTCATTTCTACACCTTCTACACCTTTTTTAGTGTTTTAAACTTATATATGAGAGAGATTTTTTTTATTGGGTGGGTAGTAGTATATTTTTTATACAGGAGGATGTAAAAATGTAAAAAACGTGTGGAAGGTGTAGAAAGCTGGTGTAATTGATTGAAAAACATATAGTTACAGCGCCACACCTTTTTTAAAAAAGGTGTGGCTTCTACACCTAAAGGTGTGGCGGGGCAATTTGGGGGAAAAATGGCATAATCAAGGCAAAAACTTAAAAACGGCTTAAAATGGAAAACTGGGAGCGCAAAATATTGATAGCTGAAATACTGGCTTTACAGGTAGGGCATTACCGGGACTTTGCATGGCCAGGCAAAAAACAGGCTGCGCTATTCCGGGTATCAATGGCTCCCAAACTACAGGGCCGGGTCATCACAGTAAAGCGTATTACCGAAACAACAGCCCGTGCAATGCGGGTTTATTAAAATTGAATCATGGAACTATACGAGGACGCAATACAAGCCGAGTGCTTTACCTGGCATTGGAACGAAGTACCGGATGAACGTTACCGGCTTTATCAGCTCAACAACAACCCGAAAAGCAAGATAAGGGCAATGCAGATGCGCGGCATGGGGTTGATTAAAGGTGCCGCTGATATGGTGTATTTTCCTCAGTGTGGTGAAATATGGTTTATTGAAGTTAAGCGGCCAGGAGAAACGCCACGGGAGGATCAGCGTAAATTTGCAGATAAGGTACTAAATTTAGGGTATAAATATTTTGTAGTAACTTCATTGCAGGAATTTAAAAACTTAATACACAATGCCAGGAGGACGACCGAGAATATATAAGTCAGTTGCCAAGCTTGAAAAGGATTGTGAAAGCTTTTTTGAGCTTTGTGCAGAAGAAGGTGTAAGACCGACCATTACCGGGCTTGCTTTGCATCTCGGTTTTGCAGACAAAACAACCCTATACGAGTACCGAGACCGGCCAGAGTTTTCCTACCCGATAAAGAAAAGCTTACTATTAATTGAGAAGTGCCTTGAGTTAAAGCTTGAAAATCAGGCAGTTACCGGTATTATCTTTGCGCTAAAAAATATGGGATGGAAAGACAAAGTTGAAACCGGCTTTACTGATAAGGACGGTAACGACGTTAAACCGATGGTGCAGCTCGTGCCGGCCCCAAACTGCGAACCGATAAAACCGGCTGAGTAATGCCTACCTATACCCCAGTATTTGACGCAAACCTAAAAGCGTATGAATCACGCAAATACCGGGCAATTTGCAATGAGGGGAGCAGCCGGAGCAGCAAGACATATTCAGAGATGCAGCTAATGTGCTATATCTCACTATTACCGCATGTTTACGGTGGCAAGGAAATATCAGTCGTATCACCGTCATTACCCCACTTGAAAAAAGGCGCCCGAAAGGATTTTCTTGATATTGCGGATGACTGGGGGTTTTTTAATGAGAACGATTTTAACCGCACTGATAACAAATACCACTTCAAAAAAGGCTACGTTGAATTTTTCGGCGCTGACGATGCAAAGAAAGTGCGCGGCCCTGGCAGGGATATACTTGTCATAAACGAGGCAAACCTGATCAGCTTTGAAACCTATACCCAATTGGCCATGCGTACCACGGAAACGATTTTCATTGATTATAACCCGGCCGACGAGTATTCCTGGGTGTATAACATAGCCGACAAAGCAGGCAACTGCAAAATACACAGCACCTACCTGAACAATAAAGGCAACCTCAGTAAATGGCAGATTGAAGAGATAGAGGCATTAAAGGATGCGGATGAAAACCTATGGAAGGTTTACGGCCTCGGTTTGCGCGGTACCAGCTCAGAAACCATTTACACACACTGGCAGCAGATCGATCATTTCCCGCAATGTGAACGCATTTTCTTTGGCCTCGACTTTGGTTATAACAACCCCAGCGCATTGGTTAAAGTAGGTATATTGGATAAAAAGCTATACGCAGAGGAAGTACTATACGAAACAAAGCTCACAACCAATGACCTGGCAGAAGTTATCAAGATTATGGGCCTGACCCGTACTTGCGAGATCGTATGCGACGCGGCAGAACCAAAGACTATTGAAGAGCTGCGCCGGATGGGTTTAAAGGCAACGCCGGCAAACAAGAGTGTTTACGATGGCATACAGTTTATGAAGTCAATGCCGCTTTATGTTACCCGCGGAAGCGTCAACCTGATAAAAGAGCTACGGTCGTATAAATGGAAAACCGATAAGGATGGCCGGGTACTGGATGAGCCGGTAAAGTTCAACGATCATGCACTTGACGCTATGCGGTATGCTGCATTTACAAAGCTCAGTAAGCCGAAATCTATATTAATCGGATAATTTGTTATTTTTATACTATGGACTTATTTAACCGCAAAAAAGTGCAGTTGCTGGAAAAGCAGCTAACCGACATAAAGGCCGAAATGAGCAACGCCGTGCAGACCGTGCAGGGCATGAAAGATATACAGTTGAAGCAGGCGCAGGCTTTGACCCGGTTTGTGCAGGCGCCGGTATTTGCCGGCGGTACTTATTTTCCATCCTGGGATACAAACAACCAGATACAGAACTTTGTAAACGCGGTCGATGTTTACAATGTTGTGAAAAAGGTTTATGAAACGACTGCAGCAGTACCCATTTATGTGCATCGGGAAAAACGAGAAGCGGTTAAATTCAGAAAGCGGTACAACACGGCAAAGCAGGGCACGTTGCAAAAGTTGATATATCGAACCAAAAGCATGGAAGATGTGCCAGACAGTGATCCGCTTGCAACGATCATTGAAAAGCCTAACGACTATATGACGCAGCGATATTTTTTCGAGCTTTCTATGCTGCTCTTCCTGCTCAACGGTGAGGTGTTTATTTACAAGATGAAAACCGGTAAGGAGCGCGGCGGGCGTGTACTTTCCTTGCACATTTTTGCAGCCGGCGACACAGCTATAAAGATCACCGATGATTGGCCATATAAAATAATCGGGTATGACTTTTCAATACAGGGTAAACGGGTATTGGTAAACGTTCCCGCAGAGGACGTTATTCATATTAAAATGCCGAACCCTGTTTACGACCTCAATGGCGGTCATCTTCGCGGCGTATCACCTTTGACACCAGGTAAGAAAACAGTTGAAAGGCTCGACATTGCAATGGATCGCGGTACTGCAGCTATGAAAAACGGCGGCTTACCTGGTATTATTTACCTGGAAGGTGCAGCGGCTGAGGATGCGCCCAGTTACGAGGCGTGGAAAGAAAGTTACAGGCGCTGGATTGAGGACGACAGTAATGCAAATGCCTATATGCCTATGGCAGGTAAAGCCGGATTACTGCAAACTGGGTTGAAAATGGCTGACCTTGCTTTAATGGAGCAGAGTAATCTCGACTTTAAGCGGCTTTGTTCAGTGTATAAGGTATCACATAAACTGTTTGATCAGGATGGTACCGGAAGCGAAAACAGTATAGAGGCAATGATCAAGCAGCTATACACCAATGCGTGTATGCCACTTGCAAATGTTTTTGAGGATGCGCTAAATGCAGGCCTGGCGCCAGAGTTTGGCGAAAATTACCATATTGAATTTGATTTCTCTGAGATACCAGAGCTGCAGGCCGATATACAAAAGCAGGCTGCAGCCATTGCGCAGCTCCCGGTAAGCCCTACAGGTAACGAGCTAAGGGAATGGGTATTGAAGCTGGACCGTATCGAAATGCCGGCCATGGATGAGCCGCTGGTAAAACAGGGGTATGTGCCGATAAAAGATTTTGACGACCAGACCGAAATACCACCGGTAGATGAAAATATCTGAAATAGTTGACTTTGCTTTACCGGTAACTGATCGTGAGCGCCGGTGCAGTTTCCGCATGCAGCAATTGCAGGCCCGACGTGAAAAGCTGGCGGCAATGATTGAGCAATACCGGCGCGGTGACATTGTTACATGGGAGGCTTTAAAGTTGACGGTAGATATTGAGCAGATAATCCGTGAAAAGTTAAACTAATGACCAAAGCACAGCGGGAAAATACCTACACGTTTGCAAGCAAGTACAAGCGCAACCGGGAGAAATACTGGCGGCCAAAGATATACCGCGAACTGCTTGACATGATTAAAGCAGCAGGTAACCAGCCATCACCGGAAGTTATGTTGCAAATGCTCCCAGTGTCTATTCCAAGATTAGGTATTGCATCGGTATTACGCAAAGTGTACATTGACGCCGGGCGTGTCATGGGCGGGTATGCTTATCAGGGACTGAAACAACGGGCAAAAGAAAAGCAAAAGGCGCGGCTAATGCCGATGGAGCAGAACCAGGAACTTGTGAATGACATCATTGCTTACTATGATAAGTATCTGCTTGAAAAAGCCGTTTTGCCCATTACCGACACTATGCGTGATTGGATACGGGTACAGGTTACCGATGGAGTAAGGCAAGGCTACAGCGTGAGTACTATCGTCCGCATGATGTTGCAACATCCTTTCCCGAAAAACCGGGCCAATGTGATAGCCAGGACTGAGGTGCAGAGCGCGACTAATTTTGGAGCGGTAGAGGGCGCAAAGAAAACCGGCATACCTTACCGAAAAGTTTGGATCAGCAGCCTATCCGACCGCACCAGGCGCATACCCCGGGACCAGTTTGACCATTTGACTATGGACGGCGTGACGGTAGGACAAGACGAGGCTTTTGCCATACCTATGAAAACCGGCGGGGTAGAAATGCTGCTGCAGCCTGGTGATAAAGCCGGCAGCGCGGCCAATGTAATACAGTGCAGGTGTACCGTGGGGTTTGAACCGATAGATTAAGCCCTAATAAAGTTAGGGCAATGATAAAAAGCAGTTAGTTTAAATTTGTTACCATGTTTAAGATGTACGGCAGCAGCGTTGAAGATTTGGACGACAAGGGTATCGTTACCGTTGCAGCCAATGCTTTCGGCAATGTTGACGCCGATATGCAGATCAGCATGCCGGGCAGCTTTACAAAGACCATAAAGGAGTTTTTCCCGCGGCTTAAATGGCTACTGAACCACGACAAGAATATACTGCTCGGTGTGCCACTGGAAGGAAGGGAAGAAGGGCAATATTTGAAGATGCGCGGCCAGTTGAACATGAAAAAGCAAGTGAGCCGCGATGTGTACGAGGATTACAAGCTATGGGCCGAGCATGGGCGCTCACTGGAACACAGCGTTGCAGTATCAGCGGTAAAAGCGGATCCATGGGAAAAAGGCAAACCCCAAAAGGTATATGAGTGGAAGATGACCGAGTACAGCACATTGACACATTGGGGCGCAAATGCCAATACGCCAATGTTGGAATTGAAGAACGGAAAGGATATACAGGAGCAATTAAGCTGGCTCAATATCCAATTGCGTAAAGGCAATTACTCAGATGACAAGTTCAAGCAAATTGAACAAAGCATAAATCTTTTACGATCACTCACAGCAGATGACGAGCCGCCAGGTGGCACTCAGGCAAAAAGTGAGCCGGTTGCAGTAAACACAATCAAACACTTTTTAAATCAATTTTGACAATGGCAGACAATACTATCGCTCCCGAGCTTTTAGCAGAATTGGAGCAATTGAAAAACAAGATCACAGAGACCACCAATAAGGCGGCTAAGGCTGAAATTGCCGAGCAGATTAAAGCGCTCGAAGAAAAGATCAAAGCCGGACAGGATGCGGCCGAACAATTGAAGGGCATTAAGGTAACTATGGATGAGCGCGAAAAACGCACCCAAAAAGAGCTGGACGAAATGAGCGCTGAATTGAAGCAGTTTAAACAGCGCATGGAAGATGCGAACAGCCAGAAACGTGCAGCAAACAGGCAGGAGGAAATACTTAAATCCATGCAGGGCAAGGCCGGCAGCATCGACGACACTACCGGCAAAATTGTAATGCTTGACACCGATGTGGCTGCAACGCTGAAAGCTATGAAGGACAACAAGTATGTGCCCGGCGTTACTTTTATTACCAAAGCCAGCACCGACCCCGTTACTGTTTACACTTCATACAGCGGCGGTACGGTAGGCATTTCCGATTGGGATCCCGAGTATGCCCGCGTGGTAAGGCGCCAGCCGTATATCAGGCAAATTGTGCGCACCAGGCCGACCAGTAAGTCATACATTGCATGGGCTGAGCAATCCGGCGTTGAAGGTACTGCAGGCGGTACAGCGGAAGCAGCAAGCAAAAACCAGGGCACTTTTGATACAGTAGAGGCAAACATGCAGATGCGTAAGCGCACCTACTTCATTAAGACCTCAAAGGAAAACCTCGACGACTTACCAATGATGGCAAGCGAGATCAACACCGAGATTTTCGAGGTGCTTAACATCGACCTTGACGACCAGATACTGCAGGGCGACAATACTGGTCAGAACCTTAAAGGTATTTTGGAATATGCGCCTACTTTCAGCGTATCAGGTACCGACCTGGCAAACGGCGTTACTGAGGCGCAAAACTGGGATGTGCTCCGCGTGGCAGCCGCCCAGATTGCAACCAATGGAAAAGGCCGGTTTATGCCGAATTACGGTATCATGCATCCGTGGGACGTGGCAGCAATGGATTTAACAAAAGCAACGGACGGCGTTTATGTGATACCTCCTTTCATCAGTGAAAGCGGCCGCAGGGTTGCAGGCATGATCATCATTGAAAATACTGGCATCGACGAAGGTACATTCCTGGTGGGCGACTTCACAAAGTCAAACCTGGCATTGCGCAACGAAATTCAGATCAGCATCGGGTACGATGGCAACGACTTTACTAAAAACCTGGTGACAATACTGGGTGAAGTAAGGGCCGCACACTACATCAAGACAAACCATATCAACGCGTTTGTACAGGGTAGCTTTGCCACCGCTAAGGCGCTGCTTGATCCTACCGTTTCTTCATAGGGCAGTGGATTAAATACAACAGCAATCGTTTAGTTTTTTGGTTACGGCCCCGGTTTTCACCGGGGCTTTTTTATTATGACCGCCGGAAACCCATCGACAAAATATTAGGCCGGTTGCCATCACCACGGCGCACAATATCCTCGTGAAACGACAATGCCCGGCAATTGGTAAACCCGTGCTTTGCGAGTAGCTGCGTTAAGCTATCCGCGTTGAAGTGGTGCAGATGTTCATTTGGCTTACGGTGTTTCCATTTCTCAAACCACTGTAGTCCCTGATTGTGGTAATGACACCAAGGCAATGAAATGCAGATCGTTTCACAGTCAATGGCCGAAAGTACTGCATCCAAATCCGGCACATGCTCTAGCGCGTCCCAAAAGGTGTAAACGCTGGCCGCCTGCAGTTCAGTAACGGTACCCGGCAGCCCGGTAATATCATACCCTACAGCCCAGGAGCTTTGCCGGGCATAGTTGACAAAAGCAAGATTACCACAACCGTAGTCAAATATTTTACCCGGTGTGTGACCGTGACAGGCAACAGCAAATGCATAGCGCATGGCCTGCAGCCGGTCATTGTCGCGCCGGTATGCCTCAGTATCGTATGTTGCTACGTAATTTGCATCGTATTTATACGGCTCAGGATTAAGCTGGTGAATTATCCCCAGGTCATCAACTTCATATTGCACGCCGTCGGTAGTGGTAAATCTGCTCATAAGTATGCTTCTAATTTTGAAGGTAAGATAGTGTTTGTTTTCATCGGCTTTCGCTCCAGGTAGCGCCGTTTATTCAATCCCTGGGCAATGGTAAGCATTACAGACTGGTTGCAGTAAAGGGCCTTGCAGCCTGCTATATGCTGCGCGGCGCTGTACAGGTCGCGGGTAAACAGGTATGGTATAATTTGGCCTATTTCCTCACAAAAGCGTTTATGCTCTTCCATGTGACCGATAAACACCGGCTTTGTGGGGATGCGGCGGATGACGTTTGCCCACCTTACCCGTGACCGCTCGCGCCAGCGCGGGGTTACATGCACCAGGTAAGCAGGTGCGTTATCTTTTGGCTTTATACCATGCAGCCATCCGGCAGAAACGTCGGGCATTGGTACCTGCCACTGGTTTGCCATAGATAAAATGATGTGATTGCGCCCGCGCGATGGCTGCTGCAAAAAATCCTCAGTCTTATAGTCGTATTTCAGCGCCGGATCATATTCGCCTACCGGGTAGTCGCCACTGGTGGGGATGACTTCGAAGCCTTGCGAGTTTAGCAATCTTTGTATCGACTTGCAAAGGTTTTCGTGTGGAGTATGGTAATAGTTGACCTTAACGGCATAATGCGTAATGCCGAGCAGCCGGGCAACTGGTATTGAGTAAACGATATCGCCGGCGCCGCCGGAAGTAGCCATTATTTTCATACGAGATACATAGGCTCGACAAAGTTGCTTTTTTGATCGATGGCAATAGGCGAAAAGCCGAAAAAGTCAATCGGCGCCCATGTGTGGTGATGCTCAATGCCGTCATCAAAAGCATGCTCGGCATAAGGCATATCGAAGATAAGGTATTTGCCCATACCCTTTACCCTGGCAGCAATTGCCGGAAGCTCGGTCAGGCTGAAATGTTTAAACAGCGCAAAGCACACAATAAGATCAGCCTTACCTTTAAATGTGCGGATATCACCGTTTACAAAAGTAAATTGCGGTACTTTGTTGCGGGCAATTTCGAGCGCCGCCTCGTTTGCGTCGACTCCTTTGTATTTCAGTTTGGACGGTGTGTCGGGCCTGGTTGCCAGTTTCAGCGCCAGGTTACCAGTGCTGCAGCCTATTTCAATAATCGACTTGATGCCGTATTGCCGCACGGCGTTAAGTACAAAATCAGCCTGGTGCTGGTGAATGTTTGACTTTTGCCATTCCTGCTCGATATATTCGAGCATGCCGGGCTTATTCAGATATTCCGAGTAGTCGGGTAGTTTATTCATATCCATTTATTTTTTTTAGTCCATTCAAAAATAGGCTCCGGCTCGCAGAATAGGCAGCCTTTGTAAAAGCCGCTTTCTATATCTTCCGGTCGCGCCCATGCGTTTATCATTGGCGCAAGGTGTGGCGGGTAAAACATCGTGCACGGCTTACCCATCGTGTGCGCCAGTATCGGCAACCCGGAAGGGAACGCATAAAAATAATGCAATTGCTGTATAGTTGCAGCCGTTTCCTGCAGCGTTAAACCCGTGCAGTTGTGGTGAGGTATACCAGCGGCCTGCAGCATGGCGCAAAGCTCACTATTGAGGTCGGTATCGAAGTCGGCGCCAATGATGGCAAAGGAGTAAACAGGATCGTACTGGTGTATCATTTGCGCCAGTTCAAACCACTTTTGAGCGCCCCAGAAACCCCAGGCCCTGCTGGTGCTGTAACTGCTACCGTACAAACCTATCCAAAGCCGGTCATCAGCGAGCGGCGACCGGGCGCCGTTAAGAAAGTAGTTTATGCGGTAGTGCGTTTGCAGGTCGGGCAAAAAGTTTTCTATGCGCAGGCCGCGCTCAAGGTGACCGTTTGCAGACAGATAAAAATTTTTATGGCTTCCCTTTATACGGCGCCAGGTTTGTACTGCACGTTGAATGTTACGCGTTTTTATAGTCTTATAGCCACCAGGTATTGGCTCGTATGCGGCAGATTGCACCAGGTGAGGTACCATATCAAAAAGCGGTTTACCTCGGCGCGGCTGGCCGTCCTGTATACGCCAGTGGTATTTTTCCTTAGTGGCAATCAACTTCATCAGCAACCATATATTGTCGCCAATGCCGGGGCATACTTTTATTGTCATCATTTCACTCATAGCTCAAACCTTGATTTATGCGGCCACTTTTCATCAAGCCATTTGATAAACGGCTTTGATAATGCAGCATGGCTGGTTGAAAAATATTGCGCCGCCTCAATCTTTGCAATCATGTTTTTATCGGGCCTGGTGTGCAGCTTTATATCTTCGCAATACACTTCATCGTTAGTCCCGGCGTGGTAATGGTATAAAGTCTTATGCAGGTAGCCGTATTGCGGCCATCGGTCTACCACTTTGACCTGAGCCGGATCAATCCAGCAAGGAGCATGATTATCAAAATCAATCCAATCATGGCCGATATATTTTTGAGTGTTAATGATTGACTGCTTATAGCCCGGTGAACTGCATTTTTTATAGGTAAAGTTCATCGGGCCCTTATTCTTTGGCCGGCTATCGTCCCAGGACGGCATCAAAAAAAAGTCATCGTTTGACCAAAGGAACGGGGAGCCGATTGTATCACATGCTGCATAAAATTTACTCCTAATGTTGTTTTCCTTTTCGATAGCAAACGGGATGGAATCAGGGTAAGGCAAATGATTGTAATTTGAAAGCATGTTGTAAATGGGTTTAGTGCTACCAATAATAAGCAGCTCAAACTTACCATATACAGCCTCTAAGCTCCGCAGTGAGTAACGCAGTTCAATTGCATTATGCGGAGTATTGTCTGCCAGGGGGACGGCTATTGTAATCATGCTTTTTAGGTTTCGGCTTTGCAGCCCGGTTGAGAACTTTTTGCATCCATTCGGTAAGGTCGCGTGCCCGTGATCGCTTTGCGGCCTCCTTCCATTCGTCTATGTCATCACCTTCAAAGCGGCGGGTAAATAGTATTTTTGCCATACCACAAATGTAATAACACCGTAAATACAAACAAAATTAATTTTTCACTTATATTTATAGCATGAAAATAAACGGCGTGCAGGGAGGTGACCTGCTATTTGAGGACGAAGGAGCTGAACCAGTAACGACGGCTGAGATAAAAGCATGGATAAGGGTACCGGATGCTATAACGGCAGATGACACCCTGATTGCAGCCGTGGGTAAAGCAGCGCGTATAATGCTTGAGCGTTACTGCTCCATTTCCTTTATCACAAGGTCAATAACTTGCACAATGATCAACGAGCTCAACAACGTTGAACTGCCTTTCGGCCCGGTTACCGCTATCGTAAGCATTGAGAACGAGGACGGCGACGCCCTGGCGGAAGGTGAATATGAATTGATAGGCCAGGAGTTTAAGCGGGTAAAAACGGATTGCAAGCTGTTCACGGTGACCTACACTGCAGGCTATGCCACTTTACCTGAAAACCTGAAACTTGCAATAAAAAAGCAGGCTGCATGGCTTTACGAGCACCGTGGCGACGAAAGGGAAAACAGGATAGACCCGCTGCTGGCAATGGATTTGAAACAGGTAAAACGCAACTTGATATGATCGGGCAGCTTAACCAGTTTGTGACATTTTCCGAGTACGAGCTCACCCAGGGCGACGATGGCGCAATGATCCGCACGCTTACCGGCGGTTATACTGACTGGGTAAAGATTGAACAGCGTAACGGTAGCAGGCGGCTCGAGGAGGCGCAAATATCTTTTCAGAAAACATACCTGATTACAAAGCGGCATTACCCCGAAAGGCCGATAGTACCGGATACAACGGAAATCATATACAACGACGCTGTATTATCTATTCACGATGTAGAACTGCTTGACGAAGGTCGGCGGGTATACGAACAAATACTTTGTTACACCAATGGCAGGAGTGTTGACGGTAGAAGTTAAGGGGCTTAAAGAGTTGCAGGCAAAGTTTGGCACTGCCAGTAAGTTGATAACCGATGGCATTGACGAGGCATTGACAAAGGGCGCTATGCGAATTGCGACCAATGCAAAGAAACGGGCGCCGGCAGACCGTGGCGGGTTAAGGGCCAGTATATCGGCAGACACAACGGTGTATCTTGATAAGAGCGTTACGGCCAATGTTTTTTACGCTGCTTTCGTTGAGTTTGGTACCGGTAAGTATGCGGCGCAATATGTTGCAACATTGCCGGCAGACTGGAAAACATACGCTGCGACCTTTAAGAAGTCCGGCGACGGCGGCACATTTGACGATATGGTGCAGGAAATTTACGACTGGATGAAAAGAGTAGGCATGAAAGGCAGCGGAGGCAAAAAGTTATCAATGAATGATGCGTACAGATTGGCAAAGTATATTTTGTTAAACGGCATAAAGCCGCAGCCGTTTTTTTACCCGGCTTTCAATGAGGAGCGCCCCAAGATTGAAGCTGAAGTACTGGCAATTGTAAAAAAAGCATTAGAATGATCAGCATAAACAGGGCGTTAAGGACTGCAATACGTGAACGGCTTTTACCGTATGGATTTGCTGTTTACAGCGGCCAGGTACCGGCAAGTGAGCAGGGAACATACATTTTATTATCCGATGTTGACGTGACCGACGAAAGTACCATGAGCACACAGGATATATCGGTAAACGTACAGATAGGCATTTATGGCAAGCAGAACCTGGCGCCAAACAGCGACGAAGTGGAAGATATTGCAAGCGATGTGCTTAGTGAATTATACCCCGACCCGGCGGCAGTTGTTGAAGTTGACGGCTATCAATGCACGGGCATGAGCCTGGTAAGCAGTACGGAGCAAACGTTAAATTTGAATTCCTCGCAAATATCAAATAGATTTATTACTTTTAATCTCAAATACTTTTACAATGGCTGAGCGTAAAATTCGGAAAAATACATATTTCCTTTTTATTGACCCTGCTGGCGGCACGGCTTATGAGCTTATCGTTTGCCTCAATAACTTTACATTTAATGGCACAACAGCCGTAAATGATGCATCAAGCATGTGCGGCCCCGACAGTTCACCGGGCGATATTTCAAGCTCCATCAGTTTGGATGCGCAGTTTATGATTGACCCAGACACCGGCAATACCAGTGCAGCAGATTGTTTTGATTTGTGGCAAAACAGCACGATATTCACATGGAAGATAGGTAAAGCAGTGCCCGAAGTTGACGACGTTACAAAAGAGGGTAGCGGATATTTCAGCGCCTATACTGAAACGCATACAAAAGATGGTGTTTCAGGCTTTACCGGTACCATCACAGTAAGCGGAGATATTACTCAAACTATCGAAACAGGGTCATAATGGAACTGGATATATACGGTAAAAAGGCAGGGTTGAAAATATCCATGTGGCTGGCCGATGAAGATCGCTATGCAAACATGGCTGCACAAAAGCCAAACAGCAGGATATGGGAGGCGGCGGCACTGATTATAATCTGTTATCATAACTGGTGCAGGTACCAGCGTATAAAGCCGGAAATAAGCAACGAAGATTTTGAGCTTTGGGTGGATGAAAAGTTGAGCTCCCCGGATGGCAAAACTGAAATTGCAGATTTGACTGCAACCATCGTGGAGCAGATAAACGCTTTGGGCGCCGGCGTGGAAAAAAAAATGATACCGGAGAGCCAGCCGACTGGCGATCCGGCAGTTTGCTTTTGGCGAATGTGGTTTAAAGCCGGAAGAGTATTACAATATGGACTTTGCGGACTTCCGGGATTTAGCCGCCGGGGTTGAAAAAAAGATACAGCGTGAAACATTAATCCATAAATCGTTACGTAAAATGGCCTTCCTTAACTTGTTACCACATGCAAAGGAGGGCCTTTCTTTTGGCGGCTTTTGCCGGGACTATTGGCCGTTACCGGGGGATGAAGATGTACAGCCTGACAGATACGATCCAAAGATCGACGCCGAAATTTACGAGCAAATGATAAAGGCTCACAACTTGAAAATATCAAAAGGGAGGCGCAAAGATGGCTAATACTGGTTTAGATATTAAAATAACGGCCAATGTGCAACAGGCTGAGGCCGGGTTGAAAGCGGTGCAGGAAGACCTGGCAACTACAGCAGTTGCGGCCAATAAGCTCGACAGCGCAATGGCACGGGGCGCAAAGGGTACAAACGAGGCTGCTTTTGCTTTGGGTAACCTGGGGCGTATTGCACAGGATGCGCCCTTTGGGTTTATCGGTATTACAAATAACTTAAACCCTATGCTCGAGAGCTTTCAGCGGCTCAAAGCAACAACGGGTACAACCGGAAGTGCATTAAAGGCATTGGCCGGGTCATTGGTTGGGCCTGCTGGTTTGGGCTTTGCGCTATCCATTGTTTCATCGGCGCTGGTGGTATTTGGGGATAAACTGTTCGGGAGTAAAAAGCAGGCGGAAGAGGCAAAAAGCGCTTTCGATGGCATGCTTGACAGCGCGGCAAACGAGGCTTTGAAGTTGCGCGAAAGTTTCGCACTGATTACAGACGCAAACGTGCCACTGGAAAACCGGAAAAACATTATCAAAGACCTTCGCAGTGAGTACGGTGTTTACCTTAAAAACATATCCGACGAGGCATTGTTGACCGGCCAGGCGGCAAGTGCTTACGACCTTATCAATACTGCCATCCTGAAAAAACTGCAGCTACAGGCAGCAGAGGAAAAGATTTTGCCGCTTATAAAAGAGCAAGTCAATCTACAGTACGAATTAAACAAGCTGCAAAAAGATGGCGCTGACCTTCGCCGGTTTATCGATGCAACAACCGGAGCAAAGGAATTTAAGGTGCAGGCCGATAATGCAATTGCCATCAGGGACAGCAACAGGAACTTAGCTGACCAGCTTTCACTGCAAAAGAGGATTGCGCTGGTAGGTAAGGAAATAAACAACTTGTTTTCTACGCTTTCACCGCTGCTGCCATCTTCAGAAAGGGCAACAAAAGGTATAACTGTTACGGTCGATAAGGAAAAAACAAAAGAGGAGTTTGTTACCAGGTTGCGTGAACTATCAACCGAACTGGCACCTATACCTGTAAAGATTGAACCATTTGCAGGCGTCGGTATGGATGGCAGTATAACGCGGGAGGAGGCTAATTTCTTATCAGGACGCAGTTCAGTACTGGAAAACCTTAACCAGCTTATTGAAAATATGGATTTTGATAAGTTGCAGGAAAAAATGCGTAAAACGGCAGACCTTGCTATCAACTTTTTAGCCCCGGCATTTGACGCCGCTTTTGACGCAATAGAAAACGGTAAAAATGTATTTCAGGCCGTCGGTGAAGCATTAAAGCAATTGGTTATTGAACTGATTAAAGCAGCTTTACAATCCGCAATCGTTTCACTTTTAATCAATAGTATTTTTCCGGGTGCGGGGGCGGCTTTTAGTTTCGGTAGCCTGTTTGCTCAGATTGGAGGCTTACCGAAATTTGCACAGGGCGGCATTGTGCCACCGGGTTACCCGAACGACAGTTACCCGGCTTTACTATCTTCCAATGAGGCGGTTATACCACTTGACCGGCTTGGCAGCATGATGCAATCGGGCGGATCGTTTCCGGCTTATCTTCCGGCTTTCGAACTGAGGGGCGACGTATTACGGGCATGGTACCAAAGGGCTGAAAATTCATACAGGAGGCGCAACTAAATGGCATACGGTACAAAATACACAATACTATTTAAGAGCAGAACCGGCGAGCTTTTGACGTTCAATATACAGGCGCGTGATTATACCGGCGTAGTTGTTGAACTGCTGGGCGCTATGCCAGCCGTGGTATTGCGTAAGGATCAGGATGACCCGTTTGAGCCGTATCAGGCAACATCATGCGAGGTAACCTACATTAATGAATTAAATGTGCCGCTATCCACTTTTTTTACCGAGGACGATAGATACTGGCGCGGCTCACTGGAAAAAAGGGATGGTACCGTAATTTGGCAGGGCTTTTTAATCCTGGACGATTGCGAGGAGGCGTTTACCAGCGCGCCTTACCGGGTAAGGCTGCAGTTTACCGATGGGCTTGCCGAGGCGAAGCAATTGCCGTTTAACGAGGCCGCAGATGCCAGCGGGCACACAGACTTTGCAGAACGTGAGGCGGTAATATCTTCCGGTGTGCTTACTATCACTGATTTTCTTTTCGACCCGGAACTTGAAGCAGGCGACACAATTATAATCAATGACGGGCCGTATACCGTTGATAGTTATTCGTGGAGCACTTCCAACATACTCACGATAAATGTTTCAGGCTTTACCCGTAACGGCATATACACCGTGCAGGTAAGGTATAGGAATAACTACCTGACAAAGATCACCCTGCTTTCTTTTATCAGGATACTGTTAAACAGCACCGGGCTCACTGAATTACCGCTACGTGTATTTTCCGGGCTTTACGAAGTCGATACCGACGACAGTACCGACCGGAATTGTTTTGAACAAACCAGGGTATTTGCAGGCATGTATTTGAGCGACGACGGGCAATGGGATGATATGTATGGCATTGTAGAGGATATTTTGCGGCGTTTCAATTGCGTGCTGGTGCAGGCCGGTGGCTACTGGAATTTGATACGATGGACTGAGGCGTTTCGTTACAGCGATGGTGACATACAGGGCATGGAGTACGATGCGGATTATAGCGCAAGGGTTGCGACTACATTGGCGCCACTATACGAGGATAGCGAACTGATACAGACGGATGCAATTGCAAAACTTACCCGTGCTTACTCAATCACAAAGGAAACGTTTAATTACGAGCAGCCTAAAGAGCTTATCAGGAATATCAATTTGCAGGAGTTGGGGACGCTTTTAAGCACCACAACAGACGGCGACGGTAATACGGTAAAGGATTACGAAGCGCCGTACTGGTTTGAAACGAATTTAGGCGGGTATAATCCCGGAATTTATATCAGGGTAATTACTTCACCAGATGGGCAGGAAGTTGATCGTTACCTGGTAATTGACGGCGCTATCTTTGGCGGCCCCTATGTTCGCAGTAGTAAGATGTATATGCAGGTAAACGACCGCATAAATGTAAGTTATGAAGTGCGCACCAGCGATTCGCAAACCGGTTCAATATCATTGACGCAGGAGTACCGGGTAGTGGGTGGCAGCACGATAAAAATGAGGTGGAATGTTTCGGATCCGGACGGTTCCTGGGGCGCAACCGGCGGCGTGCAGATTGAAGTTGATGCAAGTCAAAATACAGAAAACTGGTTTGCTTTCGCTACCGAAAGTTTGGGTGTAACGGTTGACGGATACTTTGATATCGGCCTGGGCCAGCTCGACGCAAATGGTACGATAGACGAAACGCACTATAAAAATTTCAGGATTGAATACATACCATACATTGAGGACGGCAGGCGGGTAATAGGACACTACCATGAGCAGGAAAACGATAATGATGCACGTACAAAGTACGATGAAACGATAGTGATGGATGACAGCCCGAGGCAAAGCATTGCAGGCAGTTTGTTTACAAATGAAGTAACGGCAGGCGAATATAATACACTGACTGCAGGCTGGAAATTACGCGACTTCATTGGAGGCGGGCCTGGTGCAAGGCTCGGGGAAATTGTCACATACGAGCGGGCTGGGTTACGCAGCAGGGTGCGTAAAAGGATCGAGGGGACATTTGCTTTACCCGATATTGATATAAACATGGCCTCACTGCTTTTTTTGTCGGATAAATACCTAATTTTAGGCAATACAACGATAGACTACAGCAATGCAACGATGACGAGTGAAGTGCATGAGGTTTATGCAGATGGCGAAACGGAGTTTACTGATTTGGTTTATACTTTCGATTACCTTTATCAGATAACGTAATGAGCATAGTAAAAGGGCGCAATGTTATATTATACGTAAACGACGGTAGCGAATACCGGCCTGTTTGTTGCGCTCGGGAGGCATCACTTGACACAGAAACGAGCATCGACGAAACGAGCACCGACGATACTGGAATATGGCGTACTTACCGTGGCATGCGGATGGGATGGAGCGTAACAGGTAGCGGCATTGTGAGCTTTGACACAAATATGACCATTGCGGAGTTACGCGGCTTTCAGTTTTCTTTTACCCCGCTATACATCAGCTTTGAAGCTGAGGACGCAAACGGGTTGAATGAAGTGTACCAGGGGTTTGTGATTATCCAAAATGTAGGAACGAGCGCAACACATAACGGGCTTTTTACCTACAATTTTACAGCACAGGGCACTGGCGAGCTGCTTATCACAGATACGCCGGTGGATCCAAACGAAAGGGAGGGCGGCTTTATGATATACAAATACACGGGTACGGGTACTGAAACCGGCGGCAACGTACTTCCGGCAATACCCGACCTGGCCGGCAAAGTAGTAAAATGCATTACCAGGGATGGCACTTACTACCGGCTGGTAAGTAGTAGCCCGGTCGAAAAGCAATTTACATTCAATACCAGCACTTATGTAGTGACCTTTGCGGAAGAATTGCCACCAATACAGAATGGCGAAATGATTGACATATTTTACACATCAGTTTAAGATTATGAAACGGATATTAACACTGCTTTTTTTACTGCCTTTATTCGCAATAGGGCAATGCGACACGGTTACCGGGTTGACAGCTACCGGCGTAGGGCATGCATCGGCAACTATCAGCTTTACGGCTCCATCAGCGTCATTGTACTTTGTGTTAATTTACAACGGTACGAGGCAAAACATAAACAATCCTGGCGGCCCTTATCCTGCACTGGTTACCGCTCCTCTTAACAGCTTAACACCGTCAACGGCTTATACCTATACTATCGTGAGGTACTGCACCGGCTCGGATAGCGCCGAAAGCAGCGACTACTATTTTACCACAACAGTTGCACCATGCGACACGGTTACCAATGTTGCGGCAAGTGTTACCAGCAACAGCGTGAGCATAACAAGCACGGCGGCGGCTTATGGTGACAGCTATGTCATATACTATGTGCGGGATGGGCAAACAGATACAACTACTGAGGCAAGCGCGGATGAAGATTTTCAACTGGCTAACCTGCGACCAAATACGGTGTATTGGTACCAGATTGGTACGATATGCGGAAGCGACACAACCCGTAACACCCGGCGGTCATTTACAACCAGCAACAGCCCGGCATACACACCGTCGTATAACTTTGGATGGCAATATAAAAGACTTGCAGCGGACAGCACGCTGAATATTCCTACAATGAACGCGGCGAGTTTGAAAAACGGCAAAAATGATAAGGCGGCAATTATATACGATACTACTATTGGAGCACCAGCTATTTTTGACCCGTTAAACCAGGAATGGAATTATTTAAGTACGCAAGATAGCAGCATAGTAGTAGTTGCAACAGTTGCGGCTTTATCTGCATACTCTGGGAGTGTAAATACTGTAATAGTAACCGATAGTTTACGAGGTGGGGTATTTACCTACTATTCAACCGGACTAACTACTGATGATGGTATTGTGTTTGACGCAACAGGCAAAGGTAGTGGACATTGGAAAAGGCAAATTACCGAGAGTGATGCTGTTAATGTTGAATGGTTTGTTACAACAAGCGGCAGTGATACTGCGGCTAATACGAGCATGCTTGTGTGGCTGATTGATGCCGGGTTTAAAAGAATTTACGTGCCGGATAATATACCGGTTAACTATGACAGCATAACAGATGGAAAGCTTGCTAATGTTAGCCTCATAAAAGGTACGAGTGCAATAACTTTTGGCAAGTCTGCTGTGCTGGGGTATCCTGCAAGTAATGATACACACCTTGCACTTCAACCCTTAAAGAAAAATAAGGTAACAGGGCTGTGGATCAGCGGTAAAGACCCATATCCGCAGGCTCCTGATGTTACAGGTACGTACAATACGCTAAAGATTGGCTGGGAAGACCTGGAAAAGCAACTGGAAGCGGGTACAGGCCACTACGGCAATTTTGGCCTGACGTTGCAGAAGGATGGTTTTAATGGCTTTGGTGCAGTACGGTTTAACACCAAGGGAACCGGGGATTTTACCGGTGACTGGCCGAGCATGGAATTTGCCTTCCAGAACAACAGCCCTACGTATAAGGCAATGACAGTTGCTTTATTGAAGCCAATTGCCAATGCGGATGGCACTGGATTGGGGTATAATTACGGAGGCCGAGATAAGGCATTCTGGTATGCAGGCAGACCAACAACATCAGGTCAGTATATACTTGTCAACTACAATGTGTATAAGGCCACTACTTCCGGCACAACGGGAAACACAAAGCCTGTACATACCTCTGGAACAGTAAGTGACGGCGGGATAAGCTGGCAATGGATTGAAAATGTAGCGCCAAATGTGACAGGGGTAAACTGGAGACCAGCAGTAATTTTTGGGGCTACAAACAGTTTTACCACAGTTCCTTTTAACAGAGCCTCTGTACATTTTGCAGAACGTGCCCTGGTATATCCTCAGCAGGGGTTTGATTTTATCAACGGCTCAAAGAACGCAGTTCTCGGAAGCATTGAAGCGCTAAGCCAGACTACGAAGGGTCTTAAGTTAATTGCAGACAGTGCTACAGACAAGTATATCAGCATCTCTGACACCATGGTTAAGCTGAACAATGTGCCACTTGTGCCGACAATATTGGCAAAGCCAAGCGGAGATACTACATTTTCAATTGCTACCGGTGATGTGGTGGCCTTTAATGACGCGACAAATACAGATTTTAAGCGGTTTACGGGCGGGATAACGGGCCAGCGGATCATTGTTAATTTTAACACGGCTAACACAAACCTGATTGAATCATCTGACCTGAAACTGAATGGTGCGGGCTCTATTAATCCGCCCCCAAACAGTGCAGCAGAATTTTATGTAGAAAGCAACACATCTGTTCGCCTGATCGGGCTTGCGTCTGCTGCAGATACTTCGGCCTGCGGTGCTTCTTTTATTGACATCGATGGGAATGTTCAGGATAATGCATCGCTTGACAGTGCACTGGCCACTAAAATAATGGGCTTGGGCGTTGCGCAAAGAATGGCATTCTGGAACGGCACGAATAGTTTATCGTCTGGCGCAAACATATTTATAGACTCTGTCAACAACAGAATAGGGGTGCTGACCAATGTTCCCACCCACACATTAACTTTTGGGCAGGGAAACACTGGAATTGTGAATTATGTTACAATTGACCAGGTTACGAATTTTGAACGGTTCAGGAGTTATTGGAACAGTAATGTATGGACGATGGCGACCGATGCAGGGGGTACTGGTACAAACAGGCCAATTGCGTTTTCTGCAAACGGAAGTGTATTTACGATGGGCCACCCGAGCAATGGGTTTGAGTTCAGCAGGAACGGTGCAAACATAGGGTCTATAGTAAATATTGGTAGCAGTACCGGCAATGCATTAACGGGATCATCCGGTGTACAGAGTGGACTGCAGATTGATCCGACTGTTAGCCAGACCGGAACAGCAGGGTATAACGGGTTGTATATATCGCCATTTGAAAACAGCACAGGAAGCGGCAGCAAGCTGCTGATTGATGCCGGAACTAACAGTGCCGCTCAGAATGGTGGCACACATACCAGCAAATTTGTTGTGGACAATGCAGGCAGTATCATTACTGCCAACACTGCAACAGGTGGTCATACTTTTTATAACACAGCAGATCAGGTAACTAATTTTGAAAGATTCAGGGCATACTGGAATGGAAACAGTTTTGTGATGGGAACTGATTTTGGTGGCACAGGTGTATCCAGAAATATTGTTTTATCAGCCAGCTCCAGCCTGTTTACAATTGGTGGTGGTACATCTATGTTTCAGTTTTCAAGGGGAGCATCAACTACAGACATTGTTAATATCGGAACAAATGGAACAACAGCATTTTCAAGCTCATCACTTATTCAAAATATGCTCAAAATTGATGGTGCAGTTGCTCAATCTGGCACAGCAGGCTACCGGGGTCTATTTATGTCACCATTTGAGGGAACTTTGGGGTCAGGGGTGAAATATCTAATTGATGCCGGGGTAAATAGTGCTGCAAATTCAGGAGGAACGCACACAAGCAGGTTTATTGTGGATAATTTGGGTAATATGATCACCCCAAGTTCTGCAACCAGTGGCCATACTTTTTACAACACCACAGATCAAGTAACAAACTATGAGAGGGGATTTTTAAGGTATAACTCAAATGTATTGGAATTGGGTACTGAATATGATGGAACTGCATCAGTGAGGACATTGAGGTTGGGTATTGGAAGCAGTGCTGGATCACCAATGACCAATGGCAGAAAATTTGAAATCAGTGGTTCTGCTCCAATGTTTTTATTATCACATGGCAGCACAGGACTTACTGGTAACCTTTCATCAATAACCGGTACTTACCAGGCCAGCAGCGGTACACAGACTATGCTTGCAATCACTCCTACTATCTCTCAAACCGGTACTGCATCCTATGAGGGACTTGTCGTAAATGCTACAGAGACAAGTACCGGTAGTGGTTCTAAAACACTAATGAGATTGGCAGTAGGTGGCACATCCCGCTTTATCATAGATAACAACGGGGCAACTACTATGTCAAGCGCACTATTTCTGACTAACACAACAGGAGTCGGGTATATCCAACTCGCAAACGGAACCACCCCGTCAACACCAACTTCGGCTATACGGTTATACAGCAATGCGGGAGGCCTTTCTTTTGTCAATGCATCTGGTAATGTAATGTCACTGTTTGCAAGTACTGGCACAGCCAATTTTACCATTCCGTCAGGAACCAACACCGCTGCAACGCTGTCCGGTGCAGAGGTGCTCACCAATAAGACGATCAGTGGTGCAAGCAACACCTTGGGGGATATTCCATCTACAGCGCTGACAACACCCGCAGCCAGGGGATACACGCTTCAGGCCACACACGCCGGGGTGAACTACGCAGCGTCGACGATCTACTACTTTGGCAGCATGGGTGGTAATACCACTACCACAGCCCAACGTAACAAAATATACATACCGGCCAACGGCACTATCAAGAAAGCCTACGTGAGCTACTTTGTAGGCGGCACACTGGCCAGTACCGAAGCGATAACATTCGCCATCAGGCACAATAACACGACAGACTACACTGTAAGTAATACTGCAAAGCTCGATGCAGCTATAGTTGATTTCAACAGTACATCACTAAACATTGCAGTAGCAGCCGGGGACTTTATTGAAATGAAAGTAACTACCCCGGCCTTTGTAACAGCACCAACTACAGTACGCTGCTCTGTTGTGCTGTTTGTTGAGTAATGTGACAGGCGTTTAAGTGAGTGACACAACGATGTTTAATAGCAAATTAAAAGCTGGTTTAATGATGAAAAAAACAATAGCAACGCTGATGCTGACAGCAATAATAACAGCAGCAAATGCACAGATAAAAGCTCCCGGAATGTCAGTGCCTATTGAAGTTGGCGGCAAAGCAACTACAAGTACCGGGAAGGATAGTGTTATATGCGATTACAAAGTATTTTACGATACATCATATTCAACAAAAACCGTGTGTGGTAATGTTACTAAATCAGTAACGCATGACAGCACTTATAAGAAGTGTACAGGATTTTGGATATTCTACAACTGCAAAACATACACGGTAAGCAGAACACATGATACAGTGGTATATAGCTGCATCGTTATTACCGATACTACAATAAGACAAATTACCATCCCGATTTATTGCGATACCGTTCCTGTTATCGAACCTGTTCGCCCTCCCGGTTCAGGGGTTAATTTAATTTGGGCTCCTGCCACAGGCGATGATCTACCCGAAGTAAAAAGTTTGCAGGGTATTTACCGGTGGATGGACGTACAGCCAACACCTTCCACATGAAAGCGATTCTTTCAAGGTTGCTCAAAGCAACCATTTCCGCCATCAAAAAAACAGTAGTAGACATACTGGGTGGCAGCACAGACAAATCAAAAAAACCTCATTCATGAAAAAACTTATCTCCCTGCTGCTATTGGCAGCATTAACGGGCGTTTCTATTGCCCAAACCGGTGTGTACACTTACCTCACCCAGGCCGTTACAGGTTCAAACCTGCGCAATTACAAGCTCAGTGGCTACAATGGTGTAAAGAAAACATACCGCTGGTACGAGATACAGTCCGGTATCGGCGATTTTTCCTTTACACAAATCAAATCCGATATCGAACGCATTGCCGACAGCGCCCTTGAAATAGGCCTGCAGATTGCAGTAGGCCCTGGTGCGCCAATCGATTCTACCAATCACTGGTTGGTAGATCTTGGCCTCGATACATTTTATACCACCGGTGGTGGTTTCAGCGGCCTCAACAATGGCCCCTATCCCAATTATTACGATACCCTTTATACAAACAGTTTCCTGCGCCTTCACAAGGCGCTGGCCGATACCTTATACAACCTGCCCCCATACCAGAAAGCAAAATTCAAATCAGTCTTTATCGTTTTTGGTACCACCGGCGATCCCCAGCCCTATAAAGGCACAGCAATAACCACCAGCTACGGTGTTTATGAAGATGATGCCTGGCATGCTTATATGCTGCGCATGGCCGATAGCTGTGCATCTTACTATGCAAAAAACGCAGGCTTTCTCAAAATAGCCTTTAATCCATCCAACAGTGCGCAGAACCTTACCACATTTCGCACACGCTTCCCGGGTTGCATGCTCAAACATGGAGATGCATCACACGATTATCCCGTATTTGGCGAGGCAGATAAACTCACTTACTGGCCCTTTACAGATCAGCTCTATTTTGGCGAAGTACAGGACGAAATTGTCAACTCTCCCTATGGCAGCCGCGATTGGTTTGCCCTTATACTATCAGGGCTTTCATTAAAACTTAACCGGTTCGACTGGCCATCCGGGTGGATCGGCGAACCAGACAATGCCTTCCTGGTAAACTTTGTAAAAACCTACACATCCCATTTCAATCCATCCACTGCAGGCAAAGGCTTTATTGCCCTGGCCGAGAAGCCATCCATCAACGATGTCGTTACATACCCCGAAGCTACCTACGGCACGCTTATCAGCAATACCACAGCTTACAATAACCGCCTCTCCGTTATCGAATCATCCGGTTACGACGAGTTGTTTAAAAAATTCCTCCGGCTCGATGCCGTCCGCGATTTCACCAACCCGGCACGCATTACCGCAATGGAGGCCATCACTGGCGGCACTTTTAGCCCCGAAACAGGGCCTTTCTGGTTCAACGATCTTGGCTACAATACAGTGCAGAATTACAGCCTGCACATAACCCAGCTGCTCATCCGCGAAACTTCAACCGGCGCATGGCGCATAGGCACATCATCCGTTTATGGCCGTGCAGCACGCAAAGCAAAAAGTTATGCCGGCGTTCGAAAGCTCTATTTCGATATCAACGATGCACTCAAAGCCACCAACGACCAGGACTCTCTCCGGTTCAAAATCGTTTATTACGATCGCGGGTTTGGTAAATGGCAGTTGCTGTGCTATAAATGTTTCAAAAGCACTGTCAGCAATACCAATAGCCTCACGTTTAAAGAGGCTGTAATAACCGTACCGCGTTTCAAGTGGGGCAATAAAATGGCCTATGGCAGCGACTTTCAGTTGAAATTCCTAAGTACCGATGTGCCTGAAATTGCTTTAATCCAGGTCGAAAACTTAAATAAAGATTAGCCCGCCTGCACTGCAGGTGGCATCGCCTGTTGCCACGCTCGGTTCATGGTTCCGTTTCCATGGCAACAAAATATGTATTGGCGCAATATGCTTAGATTAGATGCAGGTATTTCATATCCGGCAGTTTACGGCGCACACATGGAATACGATAGTTCATTTGCGTTTACCAATAAGTATGCAGGGTATTATAACTTACCAAAACTAACACCGGGAGCATGGATAATATTTTGCCGTAATAGAGTAGTTGAAAATAACATGGGCTACTTCATAACGCTAACCAACCCGAAAGATGTAACCTACATTGAAGATTTTAATTTGAAAGCCAAAGAGGGCGCATTTGCAATGAAAATTAATTCAGGGAAAAGTATTAACTTAACCCTTGACAATGCGTTTTATGAAACAGTAAAAAATCAAAACGTGCAGGTATCAATCACATATTACAGCCAACCCGTAATATCATTTCAATTAATAGGGCAAAACATAGTGACTGGCGACAATTCAAATTCATACAAAACGGTAAACTATTTAATACCCGCTACACAAACATTAAATATTAAAGCAATAAACGGGAATCCTGTAATACATAGAATTGAAATAGAAAGAACTATTTTCTAACTTTCTTTTCTGGCTCTTTATCTTTGAACTTTTCAGCAAGGGCTTCGAGGATTATGTTATTACGGCTTTCTTCCAAAAAATCAGCTTCAGCCTGAATAACCGCTTTAAGCCATTTCTTTTTTTTCGTAAACCTTATCATTATTGAATCGTCTTTTTTTTCTTTCATAAACTGATTTTATTTAATGGAGATTGGATTTTGGAAATCAAATTGTGGCTTGTATGCAGGTATATATTGGTTGTTTTTACGTTGCTGTGACCTGCCAGTCGTTGAATTAAATTTATATCTACCCCGCTTTCTACCATGTGCGTGAAAGCGCAATGCCTTATCAAGTGTGTCCATACTTTCTTATTAATGCCAGCTTTGTAAGCTAATTGCTTCACAACTTGACCTACGCTTGTTTCTGAATATTGCAAACCAAATTGTCCATTAAGTACATATCCTTTACTTTTATATTCACGGTAATATGCGGTAAGTAATGGTATTAATTCAGCAGCTAACATTACTTGCCTGTCTTTACCACCCTTCCCATTGACAACATTAATAATCATCCTGCTTCTGTCAATATTTTGCCACTTTAAATTAATTAGTTCAGATACTCGTAAACCCACTGAATACAATAGCGACAAAATAACTTTATGCTTTAAGTTGCTGCAAACATCAAACATACGCTGTATTTCTTGCTGGCTTAAAACAATAGGTAATTTCTTATCGCTTCTCGGATATTCAATGTGTTTAAATTTTAATGGCTGGTTGCCAGTCAAAGAATAAAATAATTTTACGGCGCATATCCTATGCTTTCTTGAATTAACCGTTTTCGCTTCCATCACCCATTTTTTAATTTTACGTTCTGGTATTTCTGATGGTTTTGTAGCTGATGATTCAAAGTATTCTAAATAACATTTCACCTGACTACAATAGTTATCAATCGTATTTTGACGATAATTTTTTAATTTCAAATCTTCGGAATACATTTGCAAATACTTTCCGATATTCATAGTCTATGTTTTTGGTATTCAATTAATTGCGGCAGTTACGCACATATATCAGTTGCCTGCTACTTGGCGGACACAGGCTGCGAACATTTACATTTATCTTTTAATGGGCAATTTTCTTTCGTTCTTAAATGTTCTTTCAAATTTGAAGGACAAGAACTTTCTGAAATTCTTTTTACTAAAACATCAAAAGCAAAATTTTTGCCTTGAACACCACCATTTAATAAATAATCAATTGCTTGCTTCATTGCAATAAAATCTTTTTCCCATTCAAATGCCATTTGCTCGCCAACAACAAACAATTTGTTTTCATCAGTCCATGGTTTACCATGCCTTGTATATTTTTTTCTTACATCTTCGTATCGCATTTATTTTTATTTTGTGTCCTAAGTCGTTACGACTTCAAGCAGCAGGCAACAAAAGCATTGCCTCAATGCAAGCGGACGGTTATATAATCGGCTGACACCTATCACGGAATCAGCATTTCTTTACTCAACTTCGGTAGTGCCAATTCTTGCACTGCGGCACATGCTTGAACGTTGGCTGCAAGGCTACCGTAGCGTATCGCCTACATTGTAAGTATTAATAATTGCACCACCATTCCAGTTTTCTTTTTTTGCTACAAAAAGACGACCATCGTGTCCTTTTAAAATAGCAGCAAAACTATCCTTAGCAATTACGATTACTGGACGTTCCATATTTTGTAAATAAGAAGTTGTATCGTTATCGCTATCACAACTTGATAAAATCCCAGCAGCCAACATAAGTGTTGATGCAATGGTGGCGGACTTACTACGCCACATAAACTTATTACTACTATCGTCTTTAGTTTCAGCAGACGAAACGCTGTTCAACTTTTGTTTCATAATTTCAACTTTATTCAGCAACACCTGTCCGTTGTAGGCAATTTAAGACATTTGCAACGCTTCAAGTTCATATTTGACAAGAGCCATTTCATCTATTGCTCTAATTTGTTTTTCAAGTTCTTCTCGCTGTTTAATAAGGGTAATTACATATTGATTGTCGCTTACGTTTGCCCAATTAAAACTGCCTACAACATTGGGTTTACTGCTATTGGGGCTTGACGAATTAGCAATGAGCAGCGTATCACTATCAGCTTTAGTTTCATCGGACGGAATGCTATCAACTTTTGTACTTAATTTTTTCATTTGTTTTTCAATTTTACATTTGTTCCAAACATTATATTTTCAAATCCCCTAACAGCAGTAAGCCCTGTTCGTTAGTGGCTATACTACCAGACTTTCATTTTGAAGTGTTGACAAATATTCATCAGCAATAGCTAATGTTTTTGTGAATATATCTTTGTCCCAACTTCCATCTTCATTTTGCTCACACAAAAACCACTTATCCGTACCGTCTTTAAATCGTATGTATAAAGACATTTGTACAGGGTCGCCTTCGTATTTTCCAGTATGTCCCATAAATCGAATAAACTCAATTTTATCGTTTACTTCTTTGTTTGTTGCATAGTAATTGACAGATGATTTTAAGTTTTCGCCATCATACCAATCTCGTGGAATATTTTTAGTCATAAGTTTTTTACACTCGTCTTGCACAAGTTGTTCAACTCTTTGCTTTTCTCTTATTGTCCAATTATAATGTTTAGACAAATCGTCAATATTAGACGATAAATCAAATTGTTCTGACATATTTTTTAATTTTAAAGTTACTAATTAATCACCCGTACAGCCACTAACAAACGGTTTGCTGCAATAGTGGCTTGACAATCTACATTTCAACATTATATCTTTAATCGGCTGCATCAAGTAAATGAACTTCTGTTTTTCAAATTCCACTACTGACAGCAAGCCGCAAACGTTGTACGCTACTTACGAACAGCGTCTAAAGTTTTACCAGTTTTACCAGTTTTACCACACTCTAACGCTTCATCGGCAGTTGGTCTTCCATTTTTTTCAATGCTACCAAATACAGGATGCGAGCAAACAAATAAGCGTTCAACTCTTTTACGAGTTTCATCATCATAATACCCTGCATAATAACCAAGATTTATTTTGCATATTTCTTCAGCAGTATGCTTGCCACTTGCCTCTTGCATATTTTCTTCTTGAAACTTTATGTAAGATGCTAAGTATTGCCTTGCATCTTCTGCATCAGTAATTTTCATTGCAGGGTCAAGGCATTCACCATAAGTTAAACTTTTTTTGTTTTCGGGATTAAACTTTGTCATAATTGTTGGTTTAAGCAGCGTACAACATTGGGTTTGCCAATATGTAAGCAGACGTTTATAAATGTGGCTGACGAATATCACGGCAACCGTTGTTTTTCAATTGAACTGCACCTTGCCAATTCTTACACATCGGCAAGCCTTGCCCGTTGTTGTAAGGCATTTTATAGGATGCTTGCTCGACTTACAAGCACCCTATATCCGTTTCTATTCAAGATCATCCGTTAGGAGTTCCCAGGTTCTCACGTTAATGAGAGCATCTTTTATTTTCTGTTGCCTATACAATTTCATTTAATCTTTTTATGACGGCTTCAAGCAATTCTTGCTTTTTATATTTTGTTTCGGTTTCGGTTATTTCAGCAACTTTTATAACCATTAAAGCAATGCTATCTACTATCAATTGTGCTGCTTGTTCTTTTGGTATCATAATTTTATTTTGACAAGAAAAACGCCTTACAACAAAAAGTTTTAATCAATTTGGGCGGATGGATAAGCACTCAACAATTGTACAAAGCCAATCTAAACAAGTAATTCAGCTCGACACCTAAAGCCTCACCAAACTGCTTAAAGCTCATAACGTTAGTGGCAAATGCTACGTTACTGCTTCGATTTGACATTTTGCTTTTTTACAGCATTATTTAAAGCGTTTTCCATCCAAAGCGTAAGATTACCACCAGTAGTTAAATTAGCTTGTTCTTGCCACTTCTTTACATCTTCTGAATTAAACCTTTTTGGAAGGCTTACATCTCGTTTTTTCTTTTCCATTATTTTAGTAAAATTATTGAGTAAAAAGAGCCATTGCCAGCGTGTTGGTCTATTATTGTACTTCCTTTCCTTTCAAGTTCTTCACGAATATTTTTAGTGTAAAAATCTTGACTTTGTTTTCTAATTCTTGGGATTAGCTCTTTAATTGCTGTATCAATGCTATCAACTTCCACAACATAATTGCTGTGGAAGTCTTTTGTTGGTTCGTGTTTTATGTTAAGCATACTGTTCTATGTTGTTTGCGATGTGATTTATACAAGCCCTAAATGTTTTTGTGGTTGATTTGAAATCGAACATTTTAACAATTTCAATTCTTTGCATAGGTGTCAAAATCTGATACCATATTGAAGTTGCTTTTTCGTAGTTAGCCGTTAGTGATATTTTTGTATTTGCTTTCATTTTGATTTGTTTTACTTAATTATTGTAATGCAAATGTATATACAAAAACAATACAAAACAAATTTATTTTGAACTTTTTTTAAAATATTTTATAACTAACTGAAAATGAGTGCTAAAAATCCGCATCAGCCACTAACAAATGCTTTACGCAAGTGGGGCTGACGTGGTTAAATCGAGTTCAGTTCTCCGATTTGGCTTTAGTGCTAAGTTGAAGTTTCGTTCTCCGAAATCCCCACCTGCGTAAAGCAAAACCGTTAGCTGCCATTTGCAGACAGTTCACCCATATACTTATTTGGTAAATCCCAGCGACCATCACATTTACCGTGTCGTAAAACATCAAGTCCACACTCTTCAATAAATAATTTATGACACTTGCAACATTCCCATTTTACTTTTCCGTCTTTGCCTCTTGGCTGCATTTCGTTTGCTTTGAATAAATGTTGACAAGGTTTGACCCGCTTAAAGAACTTCAAAACGGCAGCTAACATTGCATTGGCAATATTGGGGCTGACGTTCTTAATTTCGGCTTTTGTGCTTTCTACTTTCATTTGTTGTTATTTGAACATTTATATTCTTTAATCCCCAACATCATCAATGCTTCAACGTTGTAGGCAATGCAGCGACACCCTAAGAATGTCGCCACAGCCTGACAAATTAAGCCTTATTTTGACCTTCAACTTTTCGATTTAAACGGTCTTTAGTTCTTGCATCTTGCCAATGAATAGCTTCTTCAATTTTTGTAATTGTCAAAGAGTTTTCTCTGCAAGGGAACGCTTCATTAAGGCTTTCAAACAAGCATTTTACATACTTTAGCATATCCAATGCTTGACAACCATTTACACCAACTTCGCCAATAGGGTCGCTTTGAATTGTAAATTTTACAATTGGGGCTACGCCTTTTATATCTTCTACATTTTCAATAGAAATAAAAGCAGGTGTAATTGCAGGGTTGTTAGGTTCTGAATTACTAAGTTTTAATAATGCCTTTTCAACGTGTCGCATATTATTTTTTGTGGGTTTTATAACTCCTCCCAGAAGTTTTATTTTTTGATGAAAAGCACTGCCTACAACATTGGGTTTTGCGTTATGTGGGCTTGACCCTATGTTACGAGCAGTGGTTAATAATTTTACTTTTTGTTCTTTTAAACTTCGGCTTGACGTCCCCTGATTTCCCACACAAAACGCAAAGCCATTTACGTTGTAGGAAAGCATTTGCCAGCACCCTATTTTGCAAGGGTGGACAAATGCCGAATAATAAATTGAGGAGAAATTATTGTTGTGGGATAAATGTGATTTCAATTTCACATTTTAAAGCAGCAGAAATTCTTATCAAAGTGTTGATGTTGAAATTAGCTTTACCAGCTTCTATTTCAGAAATAGTTGCTACTCTTAATTGGGCTTCTTCTGCTAATTGTGTTTGGCTCATTTGCCTAAATTGTCGAAGCTGCTTTATTGATTTGCCATAGGCTTCTAAGTGGTCTGATTTTATCATAATTAAAAGAATTTTTTTACATCAAAATGACGCTCGTTAAAAACACGTTGAATATTTTTAACTGAATGGTCTGAAAATCTATACTTAACCTCACTTCCATTTTCCATAACTGAATAATAGATGCTTAATCCATTTGTATCGCTTACAGATGAAAAAGCATAATCAAATCCTTCATTGCTTAAAAAAGTTTCGATATTTTTTCTTACTAATAAAATTTTTTCTCTTTTTTCAGAAGCTGCAATAGATGAAGTAATTACATCTTTAGCCCATTTCAAAGAAACTTTATTACCATAAGATAATTGTAAGGCAACTATTTCTTTTGCTTTTTCTGTAATTTGTTTAGTTGTCATTTCTTTTGCTTTTGTTACACAAATATACGCTAAAGCGTAAATACAAACCAAATTTATTTTTACGTTTTAGCGTAAAAAGTTATCCACATTTTAATTTTCCCTCAATTTCAAAGAACTATTTTAACACCCTAATTGCCTTCCTACAACATCTGCTTTACTCAACCCTTGCTGACGGTACAAAGCCGACACTAAAGCTAAAGCCTAGCACTTGTACTAACTATTACGGGCTGACGTAAAGCAACTACGTTAGGCGTAATGGCTACAATACTGCTCCAAAAGAAACTTTCCCCATTGTTCAGCCATAGCTTGTGCAATACCAGGGAAAGTTTTTGAACGGTGTTTTTTATCGCTATTAAACATCCAAGCAGGATAACCATTTACTACTTTCCCTTCGCTTACCCAAGTTATTTCCTTTTCAAAAAGATTAGGCTCTTTAACGTGAATAAGTGCAGGCAAATTCTTTAACCATAGGCAGGTTTTTTTTCTTGCTTCATCGCCAAAATAATAAGGGTTAATTATTTGGTTTGGCTTTCTCCATACTTTACTCATAATACTAACAGGGTTTTCTATTGCTATGTGTTTTATATCAGCATTGGCTATTCTCATAAAAAAATCTATTGCCTTTTGTTGTGTTCCATCATTACGTTTTCTTTCAAAATAAGCTGCTCCACTTACTGCTAAATCGGTACAAGGTGGGAAAGCTATCATTGCATCCCAAGTATGTAATTTAGAAACTCCACAGCAACCATATTTCCCAGCACTTTCTTCAAATATGTTTCCGCACTTGCATTTATAATAACCGTTTATAACATCAAATACATCTCCTTTAAAATGCTTTGCGTTAGGGTTTCTATTTTCCTGCATATCGCAACTCCAGGCATCAAAGCCTAATTGTTCAAATCGGCTTCTAACTTCATCGCTTTCTTCACAAGCTATTAATATTTTTATTTTTCTTTTCATATTGAAATTGTCTTTTAACTAACCGCCACATACGCCTAACAAGGGTTTTGCAAAAGCAGGGCTTTCGGTGGTTAATTCAGCTTCTGTAATTCTATTTATCATTTGTACTAATTTTAAACATTTGTAATTCTATTGCCCTGCCTTCGCAAAGCCCCAGACCGTTGGCAGAAATAACTACCAGCGTTTAAAATAAGCAACCACTTTCGCAGGTTGCTCAATCTCGTCAGTACTACGCTGCTACTTTTAAAGCAGGGCGACCAAAGGCGATTAATTTGCCTTT